AACAATAGACTCAGCATTATCATATATCCCTACAACGTCTGTAGCGCCCGCATAAAGGCCTGGATAGTATATCGTGACCTCTAGGCCCCAAAACTCATTTAATCTATTCTGAAGGCCATTATTCCATATCTGATAAGCCATTTTTTCTGCTTGCTGGCCAACATCCGTTAAATCCACATGAGGTTTATCCAATAGCCATCCTTCTAATACATGGTGCATCACGGTTCCACGAGATGCTGCTTGGTCCTTGATCCGTGTTGCTTCATTCTGACCTACTCGTGCTTGCCACGCGGCTAAAGCGGCTTTCTTCTCTTCAGGTTGTGTTGCAGCTAAGATGGTTGTGACACTCGGTAAAGGTTCCGTTTGACCTTTAATAACATAGCGTCGTTTACCTTCAATTTCCATTCGTTCCGTTGTCGGATAAGTATATAAATTATTCAGTTTCATTAATGTAAACTCCTTTTAGTTATTTCTTTTCTTTCTTCGTAGGCTTTAGAATGTTCAAAAGAATTACTATCACCAAAGTAATGTGTATTACGCTCAAAAGATTTTTGACAATAATAACTATTAAAAAGATAATCACCAAGTCTTATACAATACTTAAGAATACTATTATTAATATTTAAAGTACGATTATAAGAATCAGTATGAATAAAACCAATCTGTTTTAAATAGGAAAGAGCAGAATCAATTTGTGATCGATTTAAATTTAAATAATCAGACTCCATTAAAAATACTTTTGGATGCCTGGTTCTATATAAAAGTTCATTTTTAAATCGTTTAATATTTACATTCCAACCTTTACCAAAATGTACTTTATAAATTAAATAAATCATGACACTTAAAGAATGATGAATCGTATCATCCATATGATCAACACCCCATAACTTGGTAAAAGGATCCACCTTCCATCGATTAGCTAAAGTATCTAATCCTTTAAAAAAATAAGGTAGATGTTTTAATTCAATGACTTTTATTTCTTTTCCTTTGTGAAACGCTTTTATGGTTAGTCCGTCTTTAATCATTTGGGTTCTCCTATCATGTTATGATTATGCATTAATTTATTATTAAGTTCGTATTCACCATTAACTTCTCGCCAATGATAATTAGGAAACAAAGCTTTAATTTCTTTTTGATTACCATTTGTATATTGAGTCTTAATCGTGTGATATTCCGTTACAATAACAGGTTTATGTTTCTGTATTAATTGATAAGCGCCTTGTAAAACTTCGAGTTCATGACACTCCACATCCACTTTAATTAAAGCAATATTTTGTAATCCTTTTAATTTTTGATCTAAAGTTATTTGTTGAATAGGAAATCCTGCATCCATTTTTATTTGTTGAATTTTTACATTACCACTATTTAATCCTGTCCCCGTATAATCGACTTCACCAACATGAATTTCACCGGATTGATTGGATACAGCTTCTTGGTACGTGATGATGTTATATCGATTATTTAAAATAATATTGGTATTTAAAATTTGATGGATAAATCTTTGCATTTCAAATGCAATGACATAACCATTAGTAAGTTTTGATAAGGGAATACAATGCGTTCCAATATGAGCACCTACTTCTATAATATTAGAATTGGGTTTAATATACTTTTTACATTCATCATAAATTTCATTTTCCCAACCATCGTATTTGATTAAGGATTCAGGAATATAAAGATCTTTTTCTAAATGAATGAATACGCCTTTAGAACATTTAGTTTGTTTAAGATTCATTCAATTCCTTTTCTATTTCTAATAAACGTTTCCACATCCATTTTTCAGATGCATTTTTCGTTTGATTACATTTAACACATACAAAAATAATATTACCTACTTTATAAGTCTGTGAATTGTCATATCGATCAATTGAAAAATTAGTTTCATATCGTTTACGAGGAGCTTTGCCTCCATTTTTTTTCGTATTAATATTGGGTTTACTTCTTAAATAGGTCCAGGGTTGTTCACAGATACGACACAGTCTTCCATCGGATCCGGGATGTTTATCCTTCATAAATTGAATATGTAAAATAAGTTCTTCCCAAAATTCTTGCTTAGTCATTTCAGGAGCATAAGCTTTAGGTTTTTTGTGTCCTGCAAGCTCATTAAAGGCAACATCTTTTCTAATTTGATTCATGTTGCTTGGTTTAAATTTAGAAGCAATACTTCCTGTAACAAAACCCGTTTCATTAGTAAAATATTCTAAATAATTTAAAGCACTTCTTTCTTTATTATTTTCTTTCCACTCATGAGTAATTCCAACAGAACAAGGTTTACAATAAGAATCATAATAACCATCAGATCTTAACATAAAATTATAGATCGGAAGTATTTCTTTACACCTTAAACAGGTTTTATATTTTGTTGATGACTCGGTTTCCATTGGTTCGCTTTCTATCTTTCCATCTAAGATCTAGTGTTAATACATTATCGTTTTTACCATAACATATTTTTATTAAATGCCCTTGAGCCGTATCGGATACCCAATGCTTTTTATAATCGTTAAGAACTATTGTTTTTCCAGACATATTTTATTTTTTCCAGCTTCGAGTTGTCTAAAATCCCAATACCCTAATAGATCAGATATTTTACTCATATTATATTTTGGATAATCATCAAATACAAAACGTGTACCTGGTATAGATCGGTCCGCAAACCATACAACTTCTCTTATAACATCTTTTGTCATATGTGGGCCATCAAAATGTACAAAGTCAAAAGGTCCTGCATCATAAAACTTATTCATAAAATCAATGTCGGTCATATGAAATAAATCAAAATTCTCATAACCTGCATCAGCCATATCTTTTAATAATTTAAGCCTCATCGATTCTGTATAATCACATTGATAACTTCCCGTATCATCATAATGTTGATAATTTAAATTACCATAAGGATCAATACCAATATGTTTATTGGGTTTTAAATGATCTAATATCACTTTCGATCCGAGTCCTTCTCTTATACCAATTTCACAACTTAAATTATTATTTTTACAAGTTGCTGCCCATTTAGCTAACAATTCGTATTCAGTGCTATCACCTAAAATCATGCTATTCCTTTTATAGTTTTAGTTTTTCTAAAATCTTTTTTATCTCTCATCATTGTGTAAGAATCTTTGCCATCAAAATAATAACCTTCGACTATCCAGGTTTTCTTTTTAGGCTTCTTCTTTTTTTCCTTCTTTAACATTTTTCTCCCTCAGTTTAGATTGAAGATATATTTTTTGTTTCCTTAACATATCAATTTCTTCATGTAATTTTCTAATATGTTCAACAGTCAATACATCTCTTTTAACTGTATCTTTCATTGGATGATTATCTTTTAATTTACCAAGTCTGTCTAAATCTTCTGGGGTCATTGCATCCTCGCAGATTCAACATGATCTAATAAATCATTAATAGATTTTTCAGTAATTTCTATCTCACCTTGATTATCACATTTTTTACAATCTTTTTGTAAATCCGCTTCCCGTGAATTACCAATATATCCATTACCATTACAATCGGGACAAATCATTTTACCACTCATTATTTTCTCCCAAATAAAGTTTCTGGTGTAACATCTAACGGCCGAGATAAAAGGATACCTGTTGTTTCTTCAATGTAGGTTTTCTTTAACTCTTCTTTATCTTTAGCCACCATTAATTTAGAAATTAAATCAACGGCTCTTACTGCTACTTGATTTGAAGTTAGATCGCCTTTAGTCAGATGATCTTTTAGCATTTGTTTATGCGTTCTATTTAGTTTCATATTTGCTCCTTACTTTCGTTGATAGATTATTTATAGCAGATACAAATTTTTCTGCAAACTTTTTTCTAGCTTTTCTTTTTATGTAACCAGGATCAAATCCTGCATTCTCACATAAAATTCTAAATTCTTCACTTTCATTATCTTTCAAAAAATTTAAAGCTTCCTGTCTATCTTTCTGTGAAGTTTCATATTTGGGTGGACCAAAAGCATCTTCAAATGTTTGGCCTAATACTGCTTGCCAAAGCTTAGTTTCTGGATCCTTTGCAGATTCCAGTTCCATTGCAAACATACCATGAGCATAGTAATTAATACCTGCTCTGCTTTGTATTTTAGGCATCGTTATCTACTCCTTTTCTTTTTTACTTTCGTTAATTTACCATTTAATGACTTTGCTTTTTCATTAACTAGTAATGTTATAGTTTGAGATCGACTGATTGTCATTTGTGGCACAATGACGCGCCTAATGTCATCAATCTTATTATAAGTATCTTTGGGTAAAGATACATTTTTGTATTTACTTATGTCTGTCATTAGTATAACCTTTCATTTAATAACATTGTATGTGGGATGTTATAGTAATTTATTCAAGGTGTCAATATGAAATTTTTCTTAACATTATATATTTGTTCAGTAATTGATGGGACTTGTATTGTTCCAATGCAAGAACCTTATCAATATCCTAAAATATTAGACACGCATTACGAGTGTGTGAGAGCTGGACTTTCCGAGTCTTATGAGATATTATTTGCCGAAAAATTTTTTGATAAAGAAATAATTCAACAATATCAATTATATCCAAAGTTTGCTTGTGATAAAGCTATCGTCCCTGGCCACGATACTTAGCCTTGTGCATTCTTTTTTTAGATTTATTGGGTGATTTTGCATGACGTCCAGGACGTTTTTTCCTGGTTTTAGATATAAAATTATTTACTCCGAACGTTTTTGATTTCTTAGCCATATTTCATCTTCTTGAGTTAATTTAATATATCTTATTGACCCATTAATATATTGTTTTGTATCTTCACCACAACTTGTGCATCTATAGTAATCATCTACAATTGCAACTAATATTGTATCTTCACCACAATGTTGACAATGTCCACTAACAGTATCAATACTTTTTAAAAAATTATTAAATTTATTCATACAATATCTTTAAATTTTCCTGTTACGGGTTTATATTTTGTTTTACCCTCAGCTTTAAAAGCATGTAAACAACTCGCTCTTCTATTTTCAGGAACATAGCTGCAATGAATCCATCCCGAGTTAGGTTCACCTGGTGTGTAGAACTCAAGAATTAGCTGATCATATTCTAAATTATTTTTAATCCAATCTGCAACTTCTACATTATCTACACCTGGACATTCAAAATCGGCGGCTTCAGCTTTAGTATGTTGGCTGTTAATAGAACTACCTATTGCTAGACATAATTCAGCGCTACGAAATCCGCTAGTCACAGTAACCCTTCCAAATCTATCTCTAACAGGCTGTAATATATTTTCACAAAGAACTTTTAATTTTTCTATTTGATCTGCAGAGGGATTATTATTTATCCCTTTACGGATTGCTGTATCTGATTTTGTTAATTCTGATAAACTAAAATTACGACTTAAATTCATTGTCTCCACTCACATTCTTCGTATTCGTTATTATAGTCATATTCCTGGAAAGATCCAGCATTGATAAGCATAATTAATGTTCTTTTATCTCTTCAATTCTTTTAATACCAAATTTATCTATATAAACTTTAGCTTTTACTGTAGAGCATTTAACGTGCATATTATTACTACCGCCACTTCGTTCAATTTTTCTTTTAGTTTCTAAACATTCAGATAAAGAGTCTTTTGGAGAATGTTCAATCATTTTCTCCCCAATAAACATACAAAGAGCAACAACCATTTCTATCATTAATGTTTTCCATTACCATTTGAAAATTTAATATCTCTTGTAGCATCTTTTAATCTTTCAACATCTTTTTTTAATTTTTCTATTTCTTTTTCATGTTGCTCTAACATTACATTGGTATGTAAATTTTCCTCTAATATCTTTTGTATTTTTTCAATTTGTTTTGCTTGAAATTCTATTAACATAAATTGTTCTTGATCAATGGGTTTTTGTACACTTGCTTCTAATAAATCATTTTCAAATAATTGATTCTTAGTTTCTAATTTATTTAAACGTTCAATAACACCAAATGCAAACCAAGCACCTACAACTATAGCCCCAATTAGGCCAATTAAATTCCTTAGTGGTAAGCCCACATTTGTATTATCGCTTATTTTCATAAGCCTCTTCTATAATTTATTTTTTATAGGATCAACTACCAATTACCATTGGATTTTGTAACTTTATGAGCCAATACTTTTCCTTTATTAGGTCCATGTTTTACAACGTATCCAGACGTACCATTAGCATTGATATCAACTTCACTTCTAGCACTAAATAAAGCTTTTGCTTTAGAAACTAGATTTTGTTGTTTGTTTCTATTTTTAAACAAATGTGTAAATCTATCAATCATTAATCCTCCTTGATTAGGTGAACCTAATATTATAACAGAAATTTTATTTTTTAGTAGTGTTATTTGGTTCTATCTCATAGAACATTTTGTCAGAATCTTCTGTAATCCAATCCGAGCCTTCGACATCCCAGACTGTATTTTGTACTTTATAGTCAGGCCAATCGTTATCAGTAGTGTAGTTATTAACATGCCACAAAATGCGATTATTAGGCTGAGCTGCAAAATTACCGTTATCGAGAGCCAAAATATGTGCACACTTATGTTCTTGAGGTATTTGAGAATGCTCCACATCAAGAATATTAGGTTCAGGATGGGCCCAATCAACAGTGAATAGATAATTTCCTGGATAAAAGTTTTTATCCTTTCCACGAAACTTACCATCTACGCCAGCCAAAAAATCAAACACATGAACAGAAGGCCAATAGCTAAAACAGTTCCACAGCTGTAACTCGTCCGGGCGCATATCGGGCACTTGATCTCTAGAAAAATGTTTTTGGAAAAACGCTGAGATAGGCAGACGATAATATACCGCGCCATTCGGTAATAAGATATGAAAGAGGAGCGCACGGCCAGAGATGCTTGCAATGCCGAAAATAACACAGTCTCTTTCACCTCGTTTCTTTTCATCCATATCGTAGAGATACTCTGTACGAATTTTACAATATATTGGTGGTATATTCGCGTTAAGGTAGGCCATACTTTAATCCTAGGGTTATCCATAAATATCTCCCCAATTCTCACCTGATTCATAATCAACTTTATTTGGGACATCTAGTGTAACAGCATTTTCCATGATTTCAATAATTTTATCTGCATGTTCTTGTGACTCTACAGATAAATCGAGTTCATCATGAATTTGAATATGTGCTACAATACCTTCTTTGTATAAATCAATCATAGCTTTTTTAGTCATATCAGCTGCACTACCTTGAATCAATTTATTTAAAGCTTTGTAAGTATAAGCTCTCTTGATCCCTGGTCCGTGTTCCTGGAGTGCTTGTTCTTGAGGCAAGGCTTTGTGCATACCAAACATATTCGGTTCCCATAAATGAAACCTACATAATCGTCCAAGTAAAGTTCTAATCTTACCTCGTTTCTGCGCTCGATTCGATGCAGCATTCATTAAGTTTTTAACAAAAGGTACTCTTTCATGATACTGTTCAAATAATTCTGCAGCTTTTTCTTTTGTGACACCTAGTTCAGCTTGTAATTTAGTTTTACCCATACCATAGAATAATCCTAAGTTAATGGTTTTAGCTTGAGACCTTGGTATATCCGCCATATCTGCTACTAATTGGTGAAAGTCTGTATTTGTATTTTCATTATAAGCATCAACAACACTATAAACAGATGGAAATTTTTCTAGTGATGCATAATGTACAACCAATCTTGGTTCTTGTTGTGAGTAGTCAAAACATCCCCAGGTACATCCTTCTTCAGGTAAAAACAAAGATCGTATCATAGGTCCAAGATCCTTGTTCCGTGCTGGAAGTTGCTGTAAATTTGGATTGTTATAACTAAATCGTCCAGTCACAGTTCCACCAGCATCAGAACGGATCTGATTTATTTCAGCATGAATTCGTCCTTTATGTTCAAATCTTAAAATTGTATCAATAAAAGTTGTATGTGCCTTGTTAATTTCTCTAGCTTGTGCTATTTTTTTTACCAAAGGATGTTGATGTTCAGAAAGAAAATTTTTAGTAAATGATGGTGCGTCTGATTTTTCAGTTCTTGAATATTCTAAACCAAGTTTATCAAAAACTTTTGCAATACTTCTTGCCGCCCAAATCTGAGGATCAATACCTGTCTGATTTTTTACTTCTAACAATAAGCTTTCTTCTTTGCTTTGTAATTCTTTTTTTAATGATAGAGCCCGTTCTGCATTTACTCTTACTCCTTTAAATCTCATATCGACTAGACATGGAAATAAATCTGTTTCTAAATTAAAAATAGATTCTATGTCCTGGTGCATAATTTCTTTTTTAAACATTTGCCATAACTCTAATGTCAGTTCAGCATCTTTCTCTGCATAAGATCCAACATGTAATGCAGGGAGCTGCCACATATCTGCTTTTGGATCTAAACCTTTTTCTTTTGCAGCTTCATTTAATGCAGCTTCGTTTTTACCATGACCTAAATAATCCCAAGACAAAGAATTTAATGTGTATGAAAATCTATTCTCATCAATTAAACTTGCTGCAATCATCGTATCTACGATTAAACCATTGATTTTTATACCTAAATTTCGTATCCAACATACGTCATACATGGCATTATGAAAGATTTTTATAGCTGGGCTCGCCATGGTATCTCTAAACCATTCTAAAGTTTTTGCTCTATCCATGTTGGGCCCTGATCCGTGAGCAATGGGAAAATAAAATTTTCGTCCCGGCACAGCAACCGCAATACCGACAACTTCACCATTACCTATAACTGAACCTGAACCTAATTTTCTTAAGTCAGGATCTCTAGTTTCTAAGTCAACCGCAATCTCATCATACGATCTTAAATCTGGATATTCTTCGGGTTCAACCCATTCGGTTTGTGCTACAAATAAAGGTACTCTCATTATTTCTTTTTCTCCTCTTCTTCTTTTTCTTTTTCTTTTTCTTCTGGTTTCTTTTTTCCAAAGATTTCTTCAAAGTTTTTTTTATATAAATCACTAGGTAGTCGACTACGACCATCCCATTGTCTACCTTTTTCTCTTCCCATTATTTTCTACTTTCATTTGTTCAATTTCTAATTCACAATAATGAATTATTTTTTTAAGATCTTCAATTCCATTCTTATCTTTATAACGACAAACATATTTAATAACATTTCCTTGAAAGAAACTCAAGTCGTTAGTCCTTGTAAAAGTATAAGGTTGAATTTTAAAATTTTTATAGTGACTTCCTCCAACTTGTTTGTCTCTTGGAAATGCACTTTCAAATAGATTTTTATCTGTCATAGTTTACTCCTTTATAGTTATGTGGTAGTTGTTGATTTAACAGGGTTGATGAATATATTTGGGACTCGAAGGCCCCGAACCAACGTCGCTCGTTAGAGCATGAAGCTACCACTCTCCACTGAGACATTCCCTCTATCCCGACCGGTTTAAAATCACAAAGAATAGCCATAACGCTCCTTCTTTGGTTTTAATAAGTACAAACTATTTTTAGTTCTAGTAATACCAACATACCAAACTCGATGTTCTTCATCTGCTTTTTTAATATTACTTTCAACTGAATCTCTTATCTTTTTAGCATTGTCTAAAACAACAATAACATTTTCACACTCTCCACCTTTAGCTGCGTGAATAGTAGATACTTCTATTCTTGGGTCTTGATTTAATTTTTCTCCATTACCCAACATAGTTCTTATATAATAACATTCGTCCTGGTCTGCTTTTGTAAATACATTGTACCAAAGATCATCTTTTTGATATCCAAAGTCTTTAAGTTTATATAAAGCCTGTGTTTCTCTAAAATTAGGATGCATAGAAACATATTCTGATAATTCTTTTGCATCTGCTGAAGATAAAGCACTACCTTTACAAAGATAACCAAAGTTTAAAATAGCCTTATAAAGCCTAGTATTATAACTCTTTCCAAATCTACTTTTATAATATAAATTATTCTGTCTTAATTGTTTTGATATTTCATCAGATCTATAAGTTGTTCTAGTTAAAATTAACCAATTACCTTTTGTTAAATCAATATGATCCATATTGTATATATGTTGAACTGAACCTTGTATTCCTTTTTTAGGAAAATAATCTTTTTGTTTTCTAACGGTTATTCTTTCTAAGATAATATTTGTAAGCTCTTGAACTGCTGGTGGTATACGATTTGAATAATTTAATATTACTTCTTCTGCAGGTTCATTTAAAAATCTTTCAACATCTGCACCAGCCCAGGCAAAAATAGCTTGGTCATCATCACCAGCTAAATAAATATCTTTTGATTTTTCTTTTAATACATCAAACATTCTCCATTGTATTGGAGATAAATCTTGAGCTTCATCTATAAAAATAACATCAAACTCTTTACATTTTTCTTTTTCATCTACAAATTTTGTAATCATATCATTGAAGTCATATAGATTATCACCTTTGAAATGATTATAGTTTAAATAAACATGACCTAATGTTTCATAGTCTAAGTCATCACTATATTCATTG